TGTACCAAGGTTGGCAAGGTTCAACGCATTTGTGGACAAAAGATTGCGGTTCTGTAGCTGCGTAGCAAGATCAACACCTTGCTGCGTGTTGAACTGTTGCTGCGCTTGGCTGTAACCTTGGCCAAGGAGGTTGGCGATAGTGGCATTGTTCGCAAGGCCCTGTTGACGAGTAAGTTCTGCCTGAGCAATGCCAGCGCGGTCGCCGCCAAAAGCACCTTTTTGAATGGCGCTGCCCAAAACCTGTTGTTGCTGCTGGGCATTGGTTTGATTGATGTTAGCAACCGCTGAACCAACAACATTGTTCAGATATGGGTTCATATACTGATCAATGGATTTTTGGTTAAACTGCTGCATCTGCAATGGGCTGGCAGCATTGGCCACCATCCCTGTTGCCGCATCAAAATAAGGCTGTGTATACCCCCGCAGACCAGCAAGGGTTTGGCCCGCCATGACCTGATTGGGGGTCATAGGAGCAACTAGGCCGGGAGTGTAATTTGAATATTCCGCTGCTGTTTCGGGCGTGTATTCGGGATAAGGCTGGTTGGATTGTGCACCAGCGCGGTTTAAAATTTGGGTAAGCGCATCTTTTAACTCCGGCGGCGGAGTATATTTTGTGTCAGCGGACGAACCAAACAATTGTTGGCAAAATGCACCCATAGCCTTAAATCCTACTGTACGTGGTTATCGTGTTTTTCATCATAATTGTATATGAAAAACGCACCAGCTTTCCGCATCTGCCGTTCCAACAACTTAATTTTGGCTTCGGTTCTTACATTGCTTACAATACCCATCAAAAGTGGAATTCCCACCATATCAGAGTAATTTTTAGCAAAAGAAATTAACGACTTTGCCCGTGTTGACCGGCGGTATTTTGGGCCCACAAAGTTGAAAACGTCGTTTAAACACCACGTTCTTGCGTACCAAAGTTTGTCAATTACGAGACAAACAGCGCCTTCCAACTCGTTTTCACCATCAATAACGCCAATAATGCCGTTTTTCCCGCTGACAACATTTGTTACCATATCACGGACAGCATCATAGTCCATTTCAAATAAACCATTTTCTTCATGCATCAAAGCAAGAAGGTCCATGATGCCGTTTGCATCATCAGAGGTGGCCAAACGGACGGTGTAATCCATTAGTAAGTTCCCCTTGCAAACCCGGCAAAAAGTGTTATATTGCCGTTATGGAAAAAATTAGTCACGATGAACTTCTGCACATCCTTCGGTATGAAAAAGATACTGGATTGTTTTTTTGGAACACTCCAAGACCCAAAATTCGCGTAGGTCAACAAGCTGGGTATCTTCATCATAAAGGGTATATTAACCTTGAAATTAACGGGAAACATTACACTGCCCATCGCTTGGCATGGTTTTATTGTACAGGAAATTGGCCAAAAGACCAAATAGATCATATTAATTGCAATAAAAGCGATAATAGGATTGAAAACTTGCGAGAAGCAACAAATGGACAAAATCACGCTAATACAAAAAGCAAAAATAAACTTGGATTTAAGGGAATTGGATTCAAGCCAAAACTGAAAAATAAACCCTACACGGCTAAAATCCGCCATAACAAAAAAAATATCCATATAGGATGTTACGCTACTCCAGAGGAGGCTTTTGAAGCGTATAAAATTATGGCTAAAAAATTGCATGGGGAATTTGCTCGTTTTTAATCTCGGCGCGGAGGGGGAAGTTTATTCAAAGTCTTTACCAAGTGCTTGCGAACGCCAATAACAAAATTGTCCAAATAGTCGTGGCCCTTTTCCATGCTTCCGCCGCCAAGTTTCCGGACAACGTCCGGATGGATGACGTACTCACCGCCAGCGGCAACGATTGGAACTGGGCGGTAATGGCCCGACATAACTGGGCCGCCTTCGGCTTTTTTCTCAGGATTGAACATTTGCTGCATTGCCCCGTATTCGCCTAAACTTGGCTTAGTCAACGGAGCAAATTGTGGTGCCTTGGCACTCACCCCAAATGGGCCAGAGGAAAACATATTGCTGACCAGCTTTGAACCAGCCAACGTATTGCCCTCGCCAAGACCGGACACAATGTCAGCAGGAAGGACGTAGGAGCCTTCCAAGACGCGCATTGGAATGTGATCGGTGCGACCGCCAACAGCCATTGTAATTGGGCCTACATGGCACGGTACTGCTTTCTCACGGGAGATACGGTGCGCTGCATCAATTGGCCCACCGGCGGCCTTCTCATATGCGCCACGGGTAAATTTTTCCATGCCGGACATATCCGCCGGTTCCCAGATACGGGATACGTAATCAGGGTTAAGTTTGGACGTGTCGGCACCAACGCCAAGACGATGCATTTCACCGCCGCCGTTATTGCCGCGTGATGGCTCAGTGTAATATACAGCTTGTTGAAGTTTGCGGCCCGGAAACAGCCGTTTGGCTTCCGCCAAAGACCCCGGACCCGTATCCTCTTCGGACGTTTCTTCTTCTTTGGGAGTTGAAATATGAGCGCGCCCCTTGGAAGATTCTGCATCCCTTGGGATGACAGGCGAGGTTAAGTGTGCCCGGCCCGTGGATGGTGTCATTTCTGACACGCTGGGGCTTGCTGGTTCACCCTTTGTATTGGTCCCCACATAAGTAGGGCGGTCGTCATAAGGGCCAGTGTTAAGTGAATAAAAATCATCACGATGAGGAAGGTTTGAACGGAGCGCACCGGGACGAGGACGATCCGAGAAATCTTCTGTCGTGTATTGGCTTTGCGGAATAACCTGAGGACGCGCAGGGAAATTATCCGTAACATAGGGATTCGGGGCCATTGCCTGAGGACGGGCGGGGAAGTTGTCTGTAACGTATGGATTTGGCGCTATCGCCTGAGGACGCGCAGGGAAACTTGATTGCGGAGGTGGCGACATGGCGGGAACACGCGACCGCGCTGGCATTGTCCGGTTGGGGTTTTGTGGGGAATCAGGAAAACCTAGCGCCTTAAACGCAGAATTGTAAAAATCCTGCATACCCTGTGGCGGTTTTGGCATTTCGGTTGGAACTGGTGGGCCATTTAAGCCCATTGCCCCAAATGCAGAATTGTAAAAGTTTTGCATGCCTTTTGGCGGCACAAGCGATTTCCCTTGGTTTAAATCACGCTTGGAATTCATCCCCAATTTATCAAAAATATTTTGATACATTTTAGGAAGTGAAGGCAAATAGGACCCGCCACCAGTAGGGTCGCTATCAGGTGACTGCGTGAAGGCGTCTCTTTCGTCGCCGTATTGAAAACCATCTGACATTGCCGCCTCCGTTATTTTATAAAATTACACTAAATTTTAATTTTCTGATAGTGCCATCACGTATACGTCAATGAAACAATTGATCCTGTTCCAGTTACGAGCGTAAGACCCGTCGCAAATGGGATTTGAATTTGGTAAATACCAATTCCAAGTGTGGTTGGAATTGCGTAAATTCGGTTGCCCGCCAACAAATTTGCGTCTTTGGCGTCATATATGTATCCGATAGTGGACCCTTGTGCGATTACGGAAATAGTGGCTAACCAACCAGAGGTAGACTTAACCACGGTTGTAAAGCCAGCACCTATCTCTTTTGTATTTTGTGTACCGTAGTGGCCAACTTTTGTGCCTTCATAAAAAGCAATTTGATTGATGGCAACTACACCGTTTTTTTGGGTACTGAGAATATCGTCTAAAGATGCGATGGTAGCCTCCTACTTTATTAATGTTATTTGAATGGCAAATTTGGTTGTCATAATTAAAATTTCCCATCCAATTGGAACCTATAACGCATGGCACCCAACCGCCAAAATGTACCAACATCATTTGATGAAAGTTGAATGGACATAAGACGCGCCCTAATTCTGACTGAAATATATTCTGTTGATTGAGTCATATCATAAGGCCCGTATGTTATTGGCGCATCACCGGGGTAATTTGTAGCCAAAAACGTAATTTGAACCGTGGCATTTTGGTTCCCACTGTACGTTCCCCATTTCATGTCAGGCCAAATTTGGTCAATAAAAACCAAATTGTCGGCTTCATTTAATTGCATATAACCCGTAGCGGCTGCTGGAAGCATGGCTGTTGTTCTTGTTCCAACCGCTGCATCGTTTCCAACTTCATGTTGATACAAATAATTATCAGAACCGGCACCAATTGGCGGCCCAAGAACCGATTGATCAATCCAAGCCGTCCGACCAAGAGAACCGTAATCCCAACATCCTATAACAACATTGTATTTAACATAGCTATCGTTCTCACCAGAGCCATTGGCAGATGGGTAGAACCACATAATTTCGTTAAATTGACTATTTACCGCACACCGAATGCGTTGCGTGTAAGGAACGCCGTTTGCATCATTGCCAGATTTTAAATTTTGAAAAACAGCATCCCAGACAGAACAGGGGATAACTTGTGGCCCACTGCCCATGCTCATAAAAAATTGTTTTTGGCTCATCCAATAAACAGCATTGTTCAATTGGCCGACACAATGACGACCAACGGCACCACAATTTGAACCAATTTTATTAAAACCATAAACCAGCGGTGGGCCAACATATTGCATGGCCCAGAGGTCAAGGTCCGTCCATAGAAGACCTTGTTGCGGCCCCTGAATGCCAGTGACAATTTTTGACCCTGATGGAATGCGGTATGAACCAGCTTGGTTTGTCGCTGTTGCTGACCAAACTGAAAAATCACCAACATCCGACCAGCGGACAAGAAGGGGGTCAGGTGCAAGAGTAAACGAAGACCCGTAAGCAACAACTTGTCGTTCAGGCATGGCGATGAAAATGCCATCGCTGACCAAGGGGGCGTCCCCACCGGCAAATTGAGCATTTTGAATTTGGCTATCCGGTTGCCAATAGTAAATTGCTCCACCTGTTGGACAGGCGATGAGGTCTTGGCCAAAATTGTCAAGCGTCCAGTCTGTTGCTGTTATTGGCGTACCCGAAGTTGCGGTTTGGGTTGTTCCCACGCCAAACCCGCCAGTACCAAATCCACCAACGCCAAATCCTGTTCCGGTCGGTTGTGGACCTGCGGCAATATAAAAAGTTGATTGAACATTACCGCTATTTGTAGCTACAGGCCCAGCCGTTGATGTAGCCGTGTTAGCGGCAGAGAACGTAAAAATACTTGCTGATGTGACAGATAGTACGGTGTAAGAACCAAACAGCGTTACCCCACCAACGGTTGTTGAAACGCCAACATAAAATTGATCACCAACAGCATATCCGTGGTTATCAAAATAAGTCGTAATTACAGATTGGTTGTTTGTTGTGCTAAATGCTGGGACAGCAACCAATTTGGCTGTACTACTTGTCCCCGTACCTGCGGTGCTATTTTTGTTAAAAATAGTTCCAGCAGTGGCGGCAGAAGCACCAATGGATGTCCAATTTGCACTGGTTCCAACTGTTACGATTTTATATGTTAATCCCGTTGTAAGAGCGGTAATGGATGTGTTTGCAGATGTGTCTGCTGAAGTAGTCGCAAGAGAAGAAGTATATATGGAGTATGTTGTGCCTGAGGCCGTTTGCACTTGGTACGGCCCTTTAAGAACTAGGCCGCCAACTGATACAGGCGTAACATAATTAACATAATCTAAAACAGAAGCGTTAATATTAGAATCCGTAACGGTTACTATGTTTGAACCAGCCGATGTTACAAAAATAGGTGCTGTATTTGTTGTTTTTAATTGTGGAGTAATATCTTCTAAAACATTATTTGTAAGAACGTTTAAAGATGCTTCTGCGCCAATTCCCAAATGATTAATGCCATTTAAGTCTGACCAGCCTTTTAAAGCGCGAATTTTTGAACTGATAACAGAGTTGAAGTAAGCAACCCATCCGCCCATTTTTTGAACAAGACCCATCCCATCCCTATCCGGCAAAAACCGAATAAGGTTTGACGATGTGTATTCTGTGTTGTCATTTAAGGTCGTGGTTGATGTTGTATCAACACCCGGCTTTAATTTCATCATACCGTGAGGCATAGGTTACCTCGTTGGGCTGGCTACAGGAGATGGGGAATAAGAAGTCCATGCAGCGGCTTCAAATTTTTTGCGGTTTTCTTCAATTAACGCGCTTGCTTTTAAAACCTGATATTGGCTTTCGTAACTTTGGGCCATAGCAGGATCATCTGACTGCCGACCAAAGTTGCGTTGGTAAGCAGAAATATAAATCATAGACGCCATAATAAGCATGTCCGGAAGATAGACGGAAATAAATGTTGAAGTGTTGCTGGCTGACAACGGCGCGGCACGTACCGTCCCCGTCAAACGAACATTGTAAGCGGAATCGGGTATTGGTCCCACAATTATGTTTTGGGAAGTTTCTCCATAGGTTGCAGCATCGCCGCCATAAACAGCAAAATATTGTGGAAGGCCCTGCGTTGATCCTGAACCATAAACATTTTGAATAAATTCTTTTCCAACAGCTACGAGCGGCTTTGATTTTCCCAACCCATCAATGACTTCAAATGTTTGAATAACTACAAAAGCAGACGTTGGAATTGTCAAAGTTGCGCTGCCGGAGGTAAATGAATATGCGGTTGAATTTATCTGCGTAGACAAAAAATCAAGGTCGCGCTGTATCCGAAGTTCAGCATACGAAATCATTTGGGGTAAAATAATTTGATAATTTGAATCCGAGGTCGGGATCACCGACATCGTGGCAATCTGTTGGACGTAGGTACTATAATCCATAACTACCAACCATGTTAAATGTCGTTTTTCAATTTTTAAAACACGACGTGACCAATTTTTTTAAAATTATCACAAATGAATAAAATTTGCAAAAACCAAACTATTTTTTAAATTAACAAAAACGAAACATTGTCTAAAGATTTTTATATTTTTACAAAAATGGTGGTGATTGGGTTTGAACAACAGATTGGGATAATTGCGTAACTTGTAAAGAAATTTGATTTTCAACTCCCGGCATACTGATGCCTTGCGATACCCATGCATAAGCCATCTCTTGGGTGATATCAGCATACGGAATAAATTCTGCTGGATTTGGCGTACCCAATTTTACGGTTCCAGACATGGAAGATGTAAACGATCCATCCGTGCCCGTGCAAATCCAATTAATAGCCGTCACCACATTGGTAAGGCCATCTGTTGATGGATTGACAATAAATTGGGGGAAAGTCCAAGAAAATTGCATTAAATTTCACTCAACTGAAAATTCCTTACGGATGGGTTAATTTGTATGCGTCAAACTCAGCTTTAAGTTCTTGGATCGCCGCTACAAGGTGCACAACAATTTTGCTGTAATCCACTTGCTGCGGTTTAATTGAACCATCTTCATTCGTGGCATCTTTGTCGCCATACACAGCAAACGGAATTACGGTCTGCAAATCATGCGCGATAAAACCTTCGCCCGCCGACTTATCAAGTACCCAATCGTAAGTAACGGGTTTCAGCGCGGTGATGGCTGCAAGCCCGCTCAACATGGGCTGAACATTTTCCTTCAAACGATAATCAGAGGTTGTTCCGTAGTTGGTGTTTATGCCGTTGCTGGTGATTGACCCAGCCGCCGTATATGCTGAACCAGTATCCGTAAAAAACCCAATATTTGCACCACTACTTGCGTTAATTCCAAATTTAATCCCGCCAGAATCCGCACGAATTTGCATCCCGCTGCCAGTTACTGTAGCAGGACCAATAACTGTGCCATTGATTCGGTTTCCAATAGGGTCAGTAGTTTTCTGACCAACGTAAAAATTTCCATCGCTGGTAAGACGGGCTCTTTCCGCGTTATTTAAATAAAACAACGTTGGTGCCGATGTGCTATCGTTGTAAACAATACGGGAATATCCCGTACCGCTCCCGTAGGTCACTCCGGTGGAATTGTCTATTACATATTGAAACGAACCGCCTGTGTTTTGGGCTTTTAATATTACGGGGTTAGTGCCCGTCGTAGATGTTGCTATAATTTGGGACGTTGCTGCTTTAACTTCTAAAGGACCGGCAGGAGAGGTGGTTCCGATACCAACACTGCCAGAAGTTGTGGCAAGGTAAGTGTTACCCGTAACGGTTAATGTAGAAGAATTTAAAATTCCATCATCTGCCTTTTTAACATCATTTCCATCGCAATAAACAATGATGCTGGAAGCTGATGGGCAAACAACCGTTGTTCCGTCAAATGCAGTGCCAGCGAGGTTGCTAGACCCCAGTGTTACCGTAAAAGCATTGGTACAAGAGTTCGTTATGACCCACATACCCGCTACGTTATAGGGTAAAAGAACGTTTTGGTTGGCGGATAATGCACCCGTCAGAAGAATTCGCATGGCCTGAGACGTTCCCCCAGCCGCTGTAGCGCTTGGGGCGAGAATAGCGGTAAATGCTGTTGTCCCGCTGGTGCTGACGGAAATGGATGTTGTATTGCCATACATTTGGTCAAGAATGGTGGCGTTGTAATTTAATGGCTGATCCCACGTTGGGGACGTGCTGTTATATGCCGGTTCATTAAGGGCAAGATTGGTTGTTATGGTCATGGCTTATCTGCCTTCTGTTCCAAACGTTCAAATATCTTATTTAACATAGCTTCAATGCGATTTAAATGCGACGACAATTCATCTTTTCGGACATAATTTGTTGGCATATCAACTTCGCTACGATGGATTTTGTCCTCCAAAGTGCGAAGTTTAAATGCATTATCTTTATACAGGAAACTTACAACGCCGATGATGATGAATCCTGCCAGATTGATAATTCCCTGCATTTCCATAATTATGCTGCTTTCTTACCTAAAACAAAGTCCAAGTTGGCCTGTAAACGGGCATTATCGGGCTCATGTGCAAGCGCCAATTTGGCCTGTTCAATTGAAACGTTCGTAAGTCCAAGGTGCCAAGCAGCGATGCTGGCGTAGTCATGCGGCTGATACCGCCACACCTCCGGGTCACACGTATAAACCATTGCGCGGTCAGTGATCCGAAGCGTTTTCATTGCGTATGCAAAGCATTCTTCCCAACGGGATAGGCGGTACATAAGAGCCGCTAATTCGCACCAAGGTTCCCGCGTATTGGGAGCCTCAGAGGCCGCCATTTGGAAAGCTTTCTCCGCATTAACTGGGTCAAACAACTCATTGTAGCAACGACCCATGACGCGGTACGCATAGCACCGTTCATTGTGCCACGTAGCCAATGGAAGTTTCAGGTAACGCTCACAAGCGTCAATACTTTCCCGCCACCTTGCGTGGAAACTAAGTTCACGGGCGTAATAGAAGGCATTGCGTGGGCAAGCAGGGTCTTCTTGGACCGATAGTTCCAATAGGTCCATGTACTGGCCACGGCTTTTTGTTGGATCAGGCATATGAACCGCAATGAGCATTTCAGTCTGCGCCCAAATTTCCGTAATGCGGCCATCATGGATGGGATACTCATGGCAAGGGTGATGCCACATATATCCGTGCTTGGCATGGATTTTTTCATAATAGAAAGCAATACCAGCACCCCAGTCAAACATATACCGAAGGCGGGTTGTCTTACCCCACATCCATACACGTTCAATTTCTTCCCGCCATCCGGGTTGGAGAACCTCATCAATGTCCAGACTGATGCAAATATCATAGTCCCGTGGAATTAATGCCAAAGCAGCATTACGGGCCAAATCAAACCGCCAAGGCGTTACGGAAATATGATGAACCTGAACACCGTGCTTTTCGGCCTCCTCCGGCAATCCATCGTCTGATCCCGTATCTGCAATTAGGATAAGGTCAGCATCTTTGGCGGAACTACAAAAACGTGGGATAAAATGCGCTTCGTTTTTGCTGATGGCATATACGCAAATTTTTGGGCGGACTTGAATAGGCGACCATACATAAACGCCAATCTCACCGTCCAGTTGGCCCCAAGTTGGTTGGCCAAACGTTTCCCTAACCATTGCATCCGTCCAATGGTCAACGACATGAGCCTCATGGGGGTTGCTCTCATATTCACCCTGTGGATAATAACCAATCGGAATGTTGACAATGACAGACGTGGAGCAGCCACGGATTTTATCAAAAACCGCCTTGGCCTCATCAATCGTCATGTACTCCAAGACATCGCCAAGAATAGCAACATCATATGTACTATCAGGCGTCCATGTACGCACATCTTCTGTTTTTAGATCACTGTACAAATCATTTAAATTATACTGTTCAATGTATGGTTTCCAAATTTCAATGCCTGTCTTCTGAATATTAGGGAACATTTTTGCATATGTTCCAGACCCACAGCCAACATCCAACATCGTGGAAGGTTTAAGCCTTTCCATGATTTTGCGTATTTGTGGTTTTCCGTTTTCAGAACTAAATGGCATTTTTTCTCCTTTTACATGAACATCAAAAAGTTGCCTTTAAAGGCAGGGGGGGCCGTAAAAATCCACCCTGTGTTACCAGAAGTGTTTGTTGAGTTTGCACCAGCATACCACGATGCACCACCAGTGGCAGTGCTGTCTCTTAAACTTAAATAATCAGAACTTACCGTACCGCTTGCTTTAGAAAGAGTAAAAGCACTTCCGTTGGTGGTTGCGTTTAGTGTTAAAACACTTCCAGCTATTCCTGTAGCAGTAAAGGCCGCTACCGTCTGCGTTGTGCCAGAAGTAAATAATATGGTGGCGTTACCCGATCCTGATGAAGTCCTTGTGCATTTAATATCTCCAAAAGTATTTGAACCAGAAATTGTTAAATTTCCTGTATTATTGTGATCTAAAGCAACCGAACCATAATTAACGCCACCGCCAGCAAATGTTTTTGCCAGCGGAGCACCAGTCATGGAAATTGTTCCGGTGCCCGTTACGGTTAAACCCGTGGATGCAGCACTCCACGGTGTTCCAGTGCCCGAAATTGTCCAAGTGCCAGAGCCCATCGCCAAAGTGCGAGTTGTGGTTCCAGTTGCAACAACTGATACGCCCGTAAAATTGAACCCATTGGCATCAAATGTGCCGGACGTAAGGGTTAATGCGGTAGTCCCATTTGAGCTTGTAAAAGCGTCAAGCAACCTAACCGTTCCAGTTAAATTGTTGATTGTGATAGGCTGTGGCCAAGAAACGGTCGCGTTTGTTAAAGTTGACGTGTTCCTATTCTGCCAGCTTAATGCTCCGGTTCCCGTTATCGTAATAGCGGAACTTAAAGTTATACTACCAAAAAGTTTAATGCCCGCAACCGACCCCGAAGCCATAGTCATGGCATTTGTTCTTGCAGAAAAATCAATGTATGGAAGATTTAAATTAAGCGAAAGGTTAAGCGTAGCAGATGTATTTAAACTGCTATTGTCAAAAAAAGCCGTGTCTTGTGGAAGCGGGTAATTAACCGTTGATGTTGCGCCACCGCTGGAAAGTGCCCAGTTTGTTGAAATCCAGTTGGCGGATGTTGTACCGACAAACCAAACATTTTTTGCAGCCGTAAATGTAATACCGCTATTGCCGCCACAGTTTCCAAGGCGGGTTCCCGTAAACGGCGAAGCAGCGCCAGCGCCCGTAATATCCGTAAAATCAACATCAACCAATGAAACTGACGCAGCAGTCAATGTAATTGCGGTCCCATAAGGGTTGCTGGAAACATACATCCTAGACGCACCCGGAACAGCCGCCCCAGCTGTAATGGTTAATAAGCCATTAATCGTTTGGTTTGCGCTAATAGTTATAGCAGCATACCCGCCGCCAATACTAGATGTCAGGGATAAATTGTTAAAAGTATTTGCACCATTAATTGTTCTTGTTGAAGAACTCCCTGTTGGGGGATTAAAAGTAACATTGTAATATGTAAACCCACCACCTTGAAACGTTGATGCACTAACACCGGACAAAACTATTGTTGAAGTTCCAGCGTTAAGAGTTAAACTACCTGTAGTGCCAATATTCCATCCGGCTGAAGTAGAACTTAATGTTACAGTGCTTGCATTAAGATTTAAAACTTTTGTGTTAACGCCAGTTTGGGTAATTGTTGTAGAAGTTACTGCATAATTTGCACCAGTTGAAAAAGTGCCTTGTGCAAGTGTAATTCCACTGGCATTTGTTACAGTTAACGCGCTACCAAGCGTCCATACACCCCCAGCGCCATTAAAATTGATTGCCGCTGCAATTGATGTGGCATTGGTTGTAATGGTATTGCCAGTGGAAGTAGCAGAAAAAGTAATTGTGCCTGTTGAGG